CTTATTTTTATTTGTCAACAGCATTAAGTCCAGTAAATGGAACTTCTAGTGGATCAGCAAATACACCAAAAACTTCAAACACAACAGTTATATTCCCAGTAGAAGTTGTTGGAACTATCAGCGCAACCTCGTTAAGACTAAGCGCAGCAACTCCACTATTAAATTCTTCTGGTACTGCATTGGAATTTGTACCTAAATATGATGTAACTGTGTTTACTGGTGATGGAACCAATCAAATATTCACGCTTGGTTATAGTCCTCTTGAATATGAAATCTTTGTTACTGTGGCTGGTGTTCCACAAACCCCTGGATCTAGTTACGCTTACTACACGACTCAAAATTTTATTGTATTCACTGAAGCACCTAACCCAGCTGACAGAATAGTTGTCAGATCTCTGATAATGAAAGTCAGAGGTAGTTGAAAATGATAAATAGAAAACAAATTGTAAATTGGAGAAAAAATGTCTCTTGACGTATTAAAAGCAAACCGAATCGCTGGCTCAGTTACTATTGAACCAAACGAGACCATCTATGATCCAGTATCAAAGATGCGTGTCTCTACGCCATCTAACTTGATCGACACCGACTTTGAATATGGTTTGCAATCTTCAAAATGGGAAACCTTGGAGTTGATTAACAACATCCCAACGTTCTTTTCTAGAGACGGTTCTCTAAGTTTAAGTATTTCTGCAATGTCCGCTGTTACTGGCAGTAATACAGTAACCGTTACAACTTCTGAAGAACACGGTCTTGTTGTTGGTAACTCTATTATTGTTAAAGGTGCCAACTTAGCATTTGCTGATGGTACATATGTTGTGTTAACTACTGCAACTACAACTACATTTACATATCGTGCAAGACGCACTTCTCCAATTACAGGCTCTGTTAAAGAAGAAGCTACAGAAATTTACTTGGCTTCACTATATCAGGGTACAGAATTTAAACTAGAATCTCTTGGTGCTGTTGCCACCGATGGTGCAACACCATCTGTACTTACAGTAACAACTAATGGTCCACATGGTTTTGCTGCAGGAACTTCATTCCTGTTATTAAACAGCTTAACTTCTCAGCAGATTACATTTGATGCACGTCTTGTTGCTCCGCTAATCTATGCAGAATCCCAAGCCATTATCAGAACTGACGAAACAATCACTCCTAATAATGAAGGACAAGTTGATCAAGCGTTTATTACCTTTGGAACTTCAGGTGTTGTAGATCCAGGTATTGTTGGTATGACATTGGTTGTTGATGGCGATGCTACAACTTCTAACACAGGTATTGATGAAGCCGTTGTTCGTGTATTGTTTCCAGAATCAATGCCTTTTAAAATATTTGATGAAGTCTTTGACCGTATGTGGGTTAATACAAACTCACAAGTATTCTTTACAAATGATATTACTTTAGATGGAGTTGGTCCATTTGTTGTTACTGGAACCCCAACACCTCCAGGTGGCGTCAGTGTTCCACGTATAGAATTTTTACCGTCTGATCAACGCTTGAAGAAGTTGTACGTTTCTAGTACAACAACAAGTACAAGACTTAGATGGGAAGGTATTGAGTACGGTGTTGGCGGTACAGCAACTACAATTATCTGGGAACTAACATTTGATTGCGAAAATGAAACAATAGACGCACGTTTAATTAAAGGTGATTATACAATTACTTCTTTAAGTTCACTGAATTTTAAAGTTATTGGTCGCACCAATGAAGCCGTTGGTGCCACAGTTAACGGTGCAGCTTTCTTTGACGTTCAACAAGCATGGAAACGCCAGCTGTTCATTAGAACTACAACTACTACTGCAACTACTGCTTCGTCCAATGGATACTCAGCAACTTCTTTAGACTTAGATAATACTTCTAAGTTTAATCCGTATACATGGACAGCTGAGAAATTTAACTTTTCACCTGCTGGCGCATCACGTCCACATTTATACTTTGCATTGGGGGTATCAGCAAAAGAATTGTGGGAGTTTGGTAAAGGTATTAATGATACTAACTACATTACAACAACTCGTGCTAACGTATTAACATTTGCCCAAGAGCATTATTTACAAGACAACCGTCCATACCTTTACAATCCAGGTATCTTAAACGGTGGTTTAGTTATTAACGGTTCACAAGTTACTACTCCTACAGTTTTTTACGTAAGAACCAAGCCTGGATTCTATAACGGTAGCACTACTACTGGCACTTCTACGCTTAATCAAACTGGTAGCACAACTTCATTTTCTATCGCTGGCAACACCTTAACAGTTAACGCTACCGTTACTGGTACTGCATTTGATGTTGGTGCTTATCTTACTGACGTCAATACATATGTTCCTGCTGGAACTTATATTACTGCAAGAGGAACTGGTACTGGTGGTGCAGGTACTTATATTATTAATCGTCCACTAACTATTCCAGTTATTAGCGGTAATACATTAAGTGCTGCAAGAAACATTGTAACTGTTGCTTCAACTACAAACATGACTCCAGGTATGGCGATTCGTTTTGTTCCTGGTACTGCGGTTACTCCATACCTATCTACGCATATTCAAGGACCAACAGTAACTGTTGGTCATTTGACCGTTGGTCAACAATACACTATTTCTGCTTTGGGTACAACTACTCAACTGCAGTGGAACACGATGGCTGGTACTAGCGGTGTAACTTATGCAGTTGGATCAACATTTACTGCGGCAACTAACGGTGCCGCATCGGGTACGGGAACTGCAAACGGTTCTTTAGCTGGTATTGTTGGTAACCAGACCTACTGGGTTAAAGACGTATTATCTGCAACACAGATTACTATTACAGCCACTTCTGCAGTAGGTTTTGATGGATATAATCTTAACGATAGTACTGTGGATTTACCAGTAACATTCACTAACCCAGTTGCAATGGGTACTGCTACCGCTGCTACCTTTACTGCGCAGATTGGTACTATTATCGTTGGCGGCAATTCCAACCTTTACCAAGCTGTATTGGTGTCTGCAACCAACCGTAGAACTGCATTGTCAGTTAACTTTGGTGTACAAGCTGCGCAGGGTCGTTTCCCACTTGCTACCGACAGATTTGGTCCACACTCCTTTATGTCTGTAATGAGAGTGCATGATTACCAAACCGCAACAGGTACAAACTTTATTCAATGTGTAGACTCATCAAATGCTGCTATTGTAGACAACCAACCACTAACAATGTGGACAACTGCAGTTGGTGGCACTACACTAACTACAAACAACTGGACACCATCTCAGTTAGCAAACATATTCTACGCTAGAAACCCTAACTCAGATTCTCATACATCACATTCGACTCTACCGTTTGGGCAAACAAACGGTACTAATACTGCTCCTGGTAATGCAAACTTTAGTACCTTCCCAAATGGCACTGGTAGCTACAACGGTGGTGTAAATGAGATTGATGGTGCTATCGGTACTGTTGCTGCAGCTGCACAAGACGCCACAACTCTATCGTTAACCTTCGATGAAGGTGCGGCGACCATGATCACTGCTACTGCTGTTACTACAAATATTATTACAGTATTAAGTACAACTGGTATGAAAGTTGGTCAGCTGTTGTTTTTGAATCAAAGTGTTGGTAATTTAGTATATACTCAATATTACTACATATTGTCTATTCCTTCTGGTACTACATTAACTGTTTCTGCCACACGTGGTGGTACAGCAGTTGCTCTAGTTACCACAACTGCACAACGTGTAGCATGCCAAGTTTTTGGTCCATTCGCACCAGCATGGGGTTCACAATATAGTGGCCAAGCGTTCAGTATTGACCCAGCTACTACTTTCTTAGGTGCAGTAAACGTAACTTCTATTGTAACTGGAACTACAACTGGTAGTAATACATTAAGTTTTGCTGACAGCGTAATAGGTCTTACTGTTAATCAACCATTTACTGTTAGTGCCAGTATGGGTGGTTTAGTCGGTGGAACCACTTACTATGTTAGAGCTGTCGGTACTAGTTCTATTACGCTAAGCGCAACTCAAGGTGGTGCAGAATTTACTATTACTTCTACCACTTCTGGTCTGTCAAATACCTTTACTGCAACACCCCTAAGAAATACTCCTAAGGGTCATGAAATAACATTACGTAACAATGATGCTTTATATCAAGCATATGAAGTATCACCGTTTGGAGAATTTCCTGGTACCAGCACGCCAGTGCGTGGTATTATTACATCTCATACTGGTACAACAACTAGAACGTTGACAATTAAGTTACGTAACCCATTGAACAACGCTGTTGCACTTCAAACTAACAACGTTGGTTTTGATTTATATGGTTCTGCGTCAGCTAGTTTCTTAACCTTTAACACTGCCACAACTAGCGGTGGTTCTACAACAACACTTACTGGTGCAACACCAGACGGTTATGTTTTACCTATCAACTACAGTGTTCCATGGTCAACTGGTAGATCATGGTATTCTAAGAATCATGGATTCCAAAATAACGACTTAGTATTCTGGGAAGCGTCAGGTGGAACCAACGCTGCTTCGGTACCAACTGGTATGACCAATAAAGCATACTTTATCGTTGATTCCGTAACATCTGATCGTTTCCGTCTATTAACCGATGCAGGTGCTGCTCTTGCAGTTACCTCAGCAGCTGGTGCAAACTTAGACACTACTGGTGTTTATGCAGATTCCGATAACTACTCCGAAACAAACACTACACGTGATACTGCCTATTGGAACTGGAAGACTAGTGCTGTTGCAGCAGGTGGTACTGCGCAGACTATTACGGTTCCTTCAGCAACATGGTCTGTTGCAGGTAACGTTGCAGGTAACGTAGTGGTTCCAACCATTACAGCAGGGACAAATACCTTTACTTGGACTTCAGCTGCTCGTCCAGTTGGCGGTAACTTACTAGCTAACATGGCACATCATGGTGGTTTGATTAAGTTCTACGATACGTTTAACCAACCATTGAAGATGGGTACACCATGGGGTCCAAACACTGTATACACGTTAAACCAGAAAGTGTTCTACGGTAATAATCTATATAACGTGTCTGTTGCTGGTACTACTACCATATCCAACCCACCATCGCATACAAGTGGTGCATCTTATAGTAATGATGTAGAACTAACATGGATTGGCGATTCTCGTTTCAATGCATATGACATTCGTGTCGGTTCAGTAAGTGGTACTGCTCCAGCAACTAGTGTTGTTGTGTATGTATTAACTCCAGGTGGTTTACCAGGAACATTCTCCACTACATCTACTAACAAGATTGTTATTGATACTGGACAAGCAGTTCGTGATGAAGATAACTTGGCAATTGGTACTAGCTGGATGCAAAACTACGATGTTTTCCTATACCAAAAAGACAATAGTTATTTCCCATTCGTTGGTGCACAGATTGTTGATTTGTTCGAAACTACTAAGATTCCTACAACTACATTGAAGAGGGGTTCTATTACTGCTGTTACTGCTGGCGCTGACAACTCTATAACTTATACTTTCCCAACTAATACTGTAAACATTGCTTCTATCCGTCGTGATAACAACGTTGCCACAGTAACTACTGCAACCCCACACGGATTTAAAGAAGGTACTCAGGTAGCAATCGCCAGTGTTACTGATGCAACATTCAATAACGCCACTGCTATTATATTGTCTTCTACTTACAATACGTTTACGTATTCTAACACTGGAACTAACGGTGCAGTTTCTGCCAACGGTACAAGTGGACAACTAATTCATGCGATAACACCAAACGTGTTAAATCTTACAGCTGCTACAAGTAACTCTACGCTGACTGTTACTACTGCAGCACATAATGTTCCAGTTGGTGCTGTTGTTCCTGTTCACTTCCAAGGTTTTGCAAACGCTGCATCTGCATGGTATGCTCTATGGGATAACAAAATTTACTTTGCTAAATCTACAGCAGCAACTACTTTAGAAATCTATAAAGATTCTGTTGCAACTGAGCCACTTAGCACAACAGGATTTGCTGCATACAACGTTGGCACTGACGTTGGTAGAGTGTGGTTCTTGGGTACTAAATTAAGTTTCACTGGTAACAACCATTACTTCACTAAGAGAATTGCCAACGTAAATGGCGACACTATCTTTAAAACAACACATGGTTTAAATGACGGTACTGCAGTAACATATGCTGCTGGAACTGGTGCTGAAGTTGGTGGTCTACCTGGAGGTTCTACCAAGTTTGTGTTTAACGCTACTGCAGACAGATTCCAGTTAGCAGATACTGCCACTGGTTGGTCAACTGCTGCAATCACCTTTACACAAAACGTAACCAATATGGTTGTATCCACTGGTGTGTTTACTACACCTACTCATGGATTTACCACTGGTCGTCAGGTTCAGTACTTATCTGCTACACCAACAGCTGGTCTAACTAACGGTGGATTCTATTACGTTCGTGCGGTTTCTGCAACTACATGCACTTTGTTCTGGACACAGAATGGTGCACTAAACGACTTAGTGGATGATCGTGTTAAATTTGTTGGCACCCCAATTGGTACAGGTTCTCTAAGAGAAGCATTAATTGTTGACATTACCGCTGAAGGAACTGGTACTGCGCATAGTTTAACTACTGGCGTAACTACTGGTGCCATTGACAACCTTTATACAATCGCCAACGTAGCCCCAAGTGGTCAAACAAATAAATTTACTCTGACTAACCCAACTAATGCTTTAATTCCAAAACGTGTTTTGGGTGTAAATCCTCAAACTAACGTTGACTTTTACTGGAATGCTATTTTCTCTGCTGGTCATAAACTGGTAACAGGTACACCAGTTGTTTATACAACAAGCGGAACTGCTTTTGGTCCATTGGTAAGCGGTACTACTTACTACGTTATTAAAGTTACCGAAGATTGGTTTAGACTTGCGAACGATGTGGCAAATGCAACAAACCCAGTAGTTATTCCACTTAATTTAAATAGTGGTAACTTCTTGGGTTCTGGTAACCACCAATTTGAAGCGGCTTCTGTTGTTGGTTCCATCACTGGTGCTGGTAGTATTGTTCTTGCAGCTGGTACCACTAAGATTATCGGTAACGGTACTAACTTCTCTACAGCGTTTAAATCTGGTGATAACTTCTACTGGAATTATCCAGCAGTTTATACGTCCAAGACAACTACCTTTACAACTTCAACATTTACTAGCGCTACGCATAATATGTTGACAGGTATGTCAATTCGTTGGGGTTCTACTATTACTGCACCAACTGGCTTGATTAATAACGGTATCTACTACGTTCGTTGGATTGATGCTAACACCTTTAGCTTACACGCAACATACAACGATGCAGTTGCTGGCACTAACTTGATCGTTGCAACTGGTGGTTCAGGTACTCACTCAGTATCTTTGATCCAGCCAGGAAACACTGGTGTGTCTACAATCTATACAGTTAACTCTCGTACTGTGTTGAACTTGTTTGATACTATTCCAATTAACGAACAATACAAATTAGCAGTAACTAGTGTTGTTACGGCAGCAAGTACTACTGTTACCATTAACTTTCCAACACCATGCCCATTCCCAGTGGGTTCTGTTATTGTGTTGACTGGTACAGGTAACACCACGTTGTTGGATAATATTCCAATTACCGTGCTAACAAATGCTGGTAGTAACTCAACTACTATCACGGCAACTTTACAATCTACAGGAACTGTTGCTACTTTCCCAGCTACCACAGCTGCTGGTACTGTCCACAGTATTTTCTGCCATGGATTCCCAGCAACAAATACCTATGACGTAACATCTAGTTTGTTGCTACGTGCAGATAGTTCTGCAACTCATCGTCCGTTTGATGGTGGTGTTGAGTTGATTTCTACAGATTCTCCAAATGCTCGTGTTATTCGTCAGACTCGCAAGTACTTCCGTTATCAATCTGGTAAAGGTATTCAAGTATCATTTGCGGTTAACTTTAGTCCTTCGGTGCCGATTAACCAAGTTGTAGGAAATGGTACTGGTACTTATTTGGCTACGGTGACAACACGTGTGCCTCATCGTTGCACTGCTGGTTTATACATAGTAATCTCTGGTGATACTAGTAATTCTTACAGTAGTATTTTTAGCATTAACAGTATTATTGATGATTATTCGTTTGTAATTAACACTGCTAGCTACACCAGCTATACATCTACGGGACGTCCAAGCTTCTATGTTCAAGCGTGGAGTAATGCTTCGATTCGTTGCGGTTTATTCGATGATCAAAATGGCTTGTTCTTTGAATATGACGGTAGCACTCTTTATGTTGGACGTAGAAGCTCTACTGTTCAGTTAGGTGGCACGGCAAGCGTAATATTTAACAGTAACTTAATTACTGGTACTGGAACACAATACCTAACTGAAGTGTCAGCTGGGGATTATGTTGTAATTAAAGGTATGTCTTATAAAGTTATTGAGGTTACAAGCAACAGTCAATTCTATATACAACCTTCATACCGTGGCACTACTGCAACCAACGTTGTCTTGAGTAAAACGTCAGAACTACGCATTGCGCAAAGTTCATGGAACTTAGATACTTGTAACGGTAGCGGTCCAACTGGTTACTATCTAGACAAGAACAAAATTCAAATGGCTTACATCGACTACTCATGGTACGGTGCAGGTAAGGTTCGTTTTGGATTTAAAACAACTGATGGCGTGGTTCGTTATGTTCATCAACTTGTTCATAACAACGTTGAAACTGAAGCGTATTTACGTTCTGGTAACTTACCAGCTCGTTATGAAGTAAACACTGGAACCTCTCCTACGTTTATTCCTAAACTTGCTCACTGGGGTACTTCTGTTATTATGGATGGTGGTTTCGATGATGATAAGGCATACTTGTTCTCTGCTACTTCTAACCAGATTAGAACTGCAACTGGTTCTACGGCTTCTATCTCTGTAACAGGTGGTACTACGGCTTCTCCTGGTACGCTTCAAACTGCCAACCAGTTAATCGTTGGTCGAGTGTATACAATTAATACGGTTGGTACTACTAACTGGGCATTGTATAATTCTACTGGCACCAATACAGCTACTCAATCTTTTATTGCCACAGCTGCTGCAGCAAACCTTGCTGCTGCTGGAACTGGTACGGTTTTCCCATTGGATAAATGGTATGCTTACAACAACGGTGGTAAGTTGATTGGTGAAATTGGTTTTGCAATTGAAATCCCAACTCACCTTGACTCATACTTTTCTATTGGTGCAAACTCTAGCGTTACTGGTGTAGGTCTTACTGCTGGTACATTAACTGCCAACCCTACAAACTCTGCTATTGGTAGTCAACCATATCTACGACAGGTTAGAGTTTCTGGCACAAGTAACATTCTAAAGAACTTGTTAGTTATTAATTTGCGCCCAACCTCTGTGCAAGCTACGTCAACAACATACACAGTGTCTCAGGTTGTAGACTTGTCTAAGACGATTCCTTTGTTGTCTATTCGTTTGGCTCCATCTGTTGATAACGGTATTCCAGGTTCACTGGGTGCACGTGAGATTATTAACCGCATGCAATTGAACTTAAAGGCACTTGATGTATTGTCCACGCATGAGGTTGAAGTTTCTCTAGTACTTAATGCTGACTTGGATAACTTAGATTGGAAACGTGTTACAACTCCATCATTGTGTCAAGTAGTTTACCATAACATTGCTGATAACATTGATCAGGGTTCTACGATCTTTACATTCCGTGTACCACCTGGTCAAACAAACAGTACACCAGCCAACCAACGTGCACAGTCATTAACAACAATTGACTTGCGTGAAATTACCACTATGGGTAATGCAATTATGGGTGGTAACGGTGTGTTCCCAGACGGTCCAGACGTGTTAACTTTACGTTTACGTTACATCGGTTTGGTCAGTGACGTTAGCGCAACTTCTACCTTTGTTACATCATGCCGTTTGTCATGGAACGAATCACAGGCTTAAGGAAAACAAAATGGCTGCTGTTATATCTAGAGAAGGTCTAAAAGAATACTGCCTTAGAGAACTGGGTGCTCCAGTTCTTGAAATCAACGTGGACGAGGATCAACTCGAAGACCGCATTGATGAGGCAGTAGAATACTTTCGTATATATCACCATGAAGGTACTGAGAAGATTTACCTAAAGCATCTGGTAACACAAACTGATATTACTAACAACTACATCCCTATTCCAGATTTGGTCTACGGTGTTACTCGTGTATTACCTATTGTTGCTGCTACTTCTTCTTCAAACAGTATCTTTGATTTGCAATATCAATTGCGTTTGAACGACTTGTATGATTTGACCAGCACTTCAGTTATCTACTACGAGTCAGTGATGAATCACTTGGCTCTACTAGACTTGGTGTTAAACGGTCATCCACTATATCGTTTCAATAGATTACAAGGTCGTTTACACCTAGACATTAACTGGCGTGAAGACATTACTGTTGGTCAGTATATTTTAGTAGAAGCATACCGTGCACTTGATCCAGCTACGTTTACTCGTATGTGGGGCGAGCCATGGCTAAAGCATTATACCACTGCATTGTTCAAGAAACAATGGGGAACAAACCTAAAGAAATTCCAAGGGCTACAACTTCCAGGTGGAGTTACCATCGATGGTGATTCTATCTACAAAGAAGGTAGAGAAGAACAAGCAGAGCTAGAGCAAGATCTTCTAAATAAGTCAGCACCTCTAGATTTCTTCATGGGATAATATGGCACGCAATGTCTACTTCAGCCACGGAACTAAAAACGAACAGTATCTTCTTGAAGATTTGATCGTTGAGTCGTTGTCCATTTACGGACAAGACATGTATTATATTCCAAGAACGCTTTTTGCTAAGGATGAGATCCTTGGCGAAGATAGACTAAGCAAATTTAAAAGCGCATATCCTATCGAGATGTACTTTGATAACGTAACCGACTACGCTGGACAAGGTAACTTTATTCAGAAGTTTGGTTTGTTCAATGAAACATCAGCTACGTTTACTGTTGCTCGTCGTCGTTGGGAACAACTTGTTGGTCGCTTTGGACAAACTATTATTCCTACTCGCCCATGCGAAGGCGACTTACTTTACTTTCCACTAACTAAACATCTGTTTGAAATTAAGTTCACAGATCACTTAGATCCATTCTATCAGTTGGGTAAGTTGTACATCTACAAATTACAAGTAGAACTATTCCAGTACTCTTCAGAAGATATCTCCACTGGTATCCCAGATATTGATTTGTTTGAAGACCTAAAGTCTTATGGAGAATTTGGTTTGCTGTTGGAAACTGGTGATCATATGCTTGGAGAAAATGGTTTACAACTTGGTGGTGGTTATGGTACTGATGAGTCTACTTCTTATGGCGATAATATGAAATTTAAGGCTGAGGCTAAGGCAATAAACTTCTCTGCTAACAATCCGTTCGGAGATTAATAATGCTACCAAATCAAACATTTTATCATAGCGTATTAAGAAAGACTATCGTAGCATTTGGTAGTCTATTCAGTAACATCAAAATTGAAAGAACTAACTCTGGTGGCGGTGAGTTCGGTGCGCCTGAAACTGTTCAGCAAACTATTGATGTTCCTATTGCATATGCTCCAAAAGAAAAATGGCTAGTTCGTCTTGATTCAGATCCAACTTTAGAGAACAACGTCTATGGTGTGTTTCCCAGACTTTCCTTTGAAATTACTGGCTTAAACTACGATCCATCCCGTAAGGTTAGCAGACTAAACAAAATGGTTTGCGTGGGAACAGATTCAACAAGAGAACAGATGATGGCACCTGTTCCTTACAACATAGACATAAGTCTCTATGTTATTTCTAAAACACAAGAAGACTGTTTGCAAATCGTTGAACAGATTCTTCCGTACTTCACTCCAGATTTTACAGTATCTATTACTGTCGTTCCAGAAATGAATGTTCAGCAAGACATTCCCATCATTTTAAATAGCATAAACATTCAAGACGATTACGATGGCGACTTTCAACAACGCAGGTTTGTGACATACACATTAAACTTTACCTTAAAGGTAAATATGTTTGGTCCAGTTTCTGGTAGTGGTATTGTTAATAAAGTTATAGTTACCACTATTAACCCAGACACTGGTACGGTATTCACTTCTTACAACGCAGAGCAAACTGTAACAACAATTCCTGTAGTTGAAGGTTGGTTAGATAACTAATGGCAAAAACTGAAAATTATAATTCCAACGCCAGCTTAAAAGCAGTTGGTGTTAAGGTAGAGTTCACTGAAGATAACATCAAGGAATACTTGAAGTGTAAGGATGACCCTACTTACTTTATTGATACTTACTGTATGATTGTTACACTTGACCATGGTATTCAACCATTCAAGTTGTATGATTGTCAGAAAGAAAAGATTGACATTATTCATAACAACCGTAAGGTTATTATTATGGAAGGTCGTCAGCAGGGTAAGACAACTACCGCTGCAGCTTATATCCTTTGGTATACAGTTTTTCAAGCAGACAAGACTGTTGCGATTTTAGCCAACAAAGCAACAACCTCTCGAGAAATTCTTTCTCGTTACCAATCAATGTATGAGGCTCTTCCATTGTGGATGCAGCAAGGTATTAAAGTATGGAACAAAGGTGACGTTGAACTTGAGAATGGTTCCAAGGTATTTACTGCAGCTACAACTGCTTCTGGTATTCGTGGTAAGTCCGTCAACATGTTGTATATTGACGAAGCTGCGATCATCCCAAACCAAGTTGCAGAAGCATTCTTTACTTCTATCTTTCCAGTTATTTCAGCTGGTCAAACTACAAAGATTCTTATCACCTCAACTCCACTTGGTTACAACCACTTCTGGAAGTTTTGGAATGATGCCGAGCAAAAGATCAATGACTTTGTGGCACACTTTATTCCTTATTGGAAAATCCCTGGACGTGATGCTAAGTGGGCTGAAGAACAAAAACGTCAGTTGGGTGAACTAAAGTATAACCAAGAAGTCTTGTGTAAGTTCCTTGGTTCTAGCCTGACACTAATTAGCTCAGACGTTATTGCTCAGATGTCTCCAGTGCCGCCTATATATAAAAAGGATGGATTGGATATCTTCACAAAACCTTTGAAGAATCATACCTACGTTCTTGTAGCTGATACTTCCCAAGGGTTAGATGGAGACTTTAGCGCATTCACTATTATTGATATTACCAAAACCCCATATACAATTAGTGCTAAATATAGAAGTAACAAGATTAGCCCACTCCTGTATCCCAACATGATTGAGCGAGTCGCCAAAGATTTCAATAGTGCTTATGTGCTAATTGAAGTTAACTCGGATCCGCAAGTAGCCGATATCCTGTATTCTGAACTTGAATATGAAAACATCCTATTCGTAAACAGAAATGCTCAAGGACAAACTGTTAGCGGTGGCTTTGGTGGTGGAAGAACTCATTATGGAGTGACCACCGATAAACGAGTGAAAAGAATTGGATGTTCAGTGTTTAAGAGTCTAGTCGAAGAGCAAAAACTCATTATTACTGACGCTGATATTATTTCAGAAATATCTACCTTTATTGAAAGGCGAAATTCTTTCGCTGCTGATGAGGGATATTTTGATGATTGTGTTATGACACTGGTATTGTTCTCTTGGTTGTCCACTCAGTCGTATTTTAAAGATTTGAATGATGTTAACCTAAGAAAAGTAATGTATGAAAACCAGATGAAAGCGATAGAAGACGAATTGACACCCTTTGGGTTCTATAACGATGGGTCGTCAGAAGATGAACAACCGTTGCTAAACTTCTAAAATCTAGAAAACCATAAATAAAGTAGTATGAAGTTTATGCTCTTCAGCACAAAAATAACATGTAATAAGGAGAATTACAATGCCTTTCCAACTTAGTCCAGGAGTTGCAGTTGTAGAGAAAGATTTCTCTTCAATTGTTCCAGCAGTTTCTACCTCAGCAGGTGCCTTTGCAGGTTCTTTTGCGTGGGGTCCAGTTCTTGATCCAGTACAGATTTCTTCCGAGAATCAACTAGCAGAAAGATATGGAATACCAAACGACAGTAACTTTATGTCGTTCTTTACTGCTGCAAACTTCCTTTCTTACACAAACAATCTATTGGTCGTTCGTACCGATGCCCCTAACCTAAAGAACGCTGTTGCAACTCAGACTGGTTCTGTTGTAGTTACTATCACTGGTGCCGCACAAGGCGCTGGATATGAAACTGCACCAACAATCACTCTAAGCGCACCAAATGATGCTGGCGGTGTTCAAGCTACAGGAACAACAGTTTCTTTAGAAACTCTTGGTACTATCAAGAGTATTGCTGTCCCAGCTAATGGCGGTGGTGCTGGTTATACTACTGCACCAACTATTACGCTAAACAACGTTGGCAATGGTGCTGGTCTAACAGTTACAGCTACTGTTTCTGGTGGTGCAATCACTGCATACACAGTTTCAGGAACTTCTAACCAGCAGTACCCAGCTGGTGTAACATTAACTATCACCCCAGCAGGTGGCGATACTATTACCACTCCTGCTACATATACAATCGTTCGTAGCTGCAAACTACAGACTGGCGCAGTAACTCTTACAGCTGCTGGTACTGGTTATACTACTGCTACAGCGACTCTCACTGGCGGTAATCCAACTACTCCAGCTGTTCCAGTTGTTACAGTTGCAATTGCTGGTATTAAAATTAAAAATGGTCAAACCTACCAAAACTCTTTCTCTGGTGGACAAGGTGTTACTGGTCCATGGGCAGCTAAATTCCCAGGTACACTAGGTAATGCTATTAGAGTTTCTGTCGCTGACTCTGCTTCTTTCGAAACATGGGCTTATAAAGCTGAATTTGATAGTGCTCCTGGCACTTCTCCAGCTGCTAGAGCTGCAGGTAAGAACGCTGCTCTAGATGAGATGCACATTATCGTTATTGATGCTACTGGCGCATGGACTGGAACTACTAATACTGTTCTAGAAAAGTTCGCATACGTTTCTAAGGCAGCTGGCGCTAAACGTGTTGACGGTTCTAACGTATACTACAAAGATGTGATTAACACTAATTCTAAGTATCTATGGTGGACTGATCATGTTGCAGCTACTGGCGGTAACGCATTGGGTTCATCTTTTGTCAACATGACACAAGCTGCATTCTCTACGCTTGCTACTGCTTACACCGTGCAACTTTCTGGTGGTGTTGACGATTATAGCTTTACTGATGCTCAGGCTCAAGAAGGTTACGCTCTATACAAGAATGATGAAGTGTATGACATTTCGTTAATTCCAATGGGTGCAGCTCCTGCAGCTACAGTTATTTGGGCAATGACAAACTTGGTTGGTTTTGACTCTGCTGGTGCTCGTAAGGACGCTATCGTGTTCTG